ATATTTTCTTAATTGATGTTGAATATTTTCAGTGACATTTATACCCTCAACATTAGTTCCAACAGATGCACTTAGAACTCTTGATCTCTGTCCCTCAGTCATACTGTCAAAGACAGATTTATTGACATCAGATACTCCCTCAAGTTTTACCTTTGGAGTTGTTGATGACATCAAATCCTGATCAGGTGAAGTAGTTGAACTACCAAGAAATTGTTTAATCTTGGATCTCATTGCATCGCCACCAGTAGATTTAACCTGCTGAGTGGAGAAGAATCCACCTGGATGATTATATGGTCCAGGAGTAAGTGAATCTAAATCCCATCTTTGCACAGGAGAACTTAACTTACCATCTCTTACACCCTTCCTCTCAATCTCACCATGAGTGAATACATTTTTGTCAACATCAGAAGCAGTCTGACCATATGATTTCATCAATGCTGCTGCTTCTTTTGCCATAGCATTTGTTTGAGCATTGGTCAATGGATTTTCCTTCCATCCTCTAGCATCACTATAATAACTTTTAGTCATTCCCTTATGACCCATTGCAGCAGCAGCAATTGCTATTGAATTACCATTATATCCACCAGTGCCTTCATTATTATCAACACCATATGATGCTGTTCTCATTGGTTTACCACTACCATCAAAGACTTGATGATATGGACCAACATTTTGGTTGTGATACCCTCCAGTCCAATGGAAGAATATCTTTCTCTTCTTAGCATTTGGTGGATTACCTGCTGTTCCTCCTACTAATCCACCACCTGAAAATCCTTGTATTCCTTTATTATCTCTTGGTTTATTTGTGCCACCACCTTCAGCGTTCATAGCAAGTAGATTGTCAGCACCATACTTACTTACAGCACTTTTGCTCATAACAATCTCACCAGGTTGTGCAGCAATTAATTGTGTATCTGCACCTGCACCTGTGATATTAATACTATTATTTGTTACCTGTCCACCACCAGAAAATTGTTGGACAGGTGGTGCTTGCTCTTGATTCTCTGGTCTTATCTTAAATGGATCATACATTGGTATCTCACGGATCTTAGGTATTTCCAATGCTGGTGATTCATCTGGTATATTTTCTAATGGATCAGCACCAAAAAGACCTAAGACATCATTAATTCTATCCTCAATAAAATTAAGTGATGCATGAATTGGACTTAGAATAAAATTATTGATTGGACCAAGCACATATTTATTGAATCCATCTATAAATTCATTGATTCCTCTAATGATACCATTGAAAAATCCTAAGACATTATTCAATGCATCAACAAAAGGTTGAAGCATTTTCTTTGGATCTTTCAATACATTCAATAAGAATAAGAGAGCACCACCAAGTAAGACATTTTTAAAGAAGTCCATCAACATATCAAAGATTCCTTTGACAGGTTTGACTGCTTTCTTTCCTAAATTTTTATCATCAACCTTACCTTTACTTTCTAGTGCTTTTTCTCTACTTACTCTTCTTTCTTTTGCTTCTAATTTATCTTCTTCTCTTTCTTCTTTCTTATCAAGTAAAGCCTGCTGTTTCAAAGTTCCAAGGATATTCTCCATTGTGCTTTGAAGAGTATCAAGATTTGGAACTATGTTTTCCAATCCTTTAGAAACTTGTTCTTTGAACTCCTGGTCATCTTCTCCACCACCCAATGGTGACTGTGCAGGAGGAAGCATCAACATCTGAGGTTTGACACTCTGTGATGGTGCTGATCCAGCTGTGGCAGTTACCTTTGTTGATTCTAAAAATTTAGTATTTATTCTCTCTGATTTTTTTCTTGTTTGCTCTGTTTTTTGAACAAACTTCTTTGCATCTATTTTCTTTTTCCTCTGCCCCTCAGGGACTTTAAACTTTCTTATTCTAAGAAACTCATTGGTAAGATAAGAGATGTCACCACTATCCATTTTACTGCCACCCATTCTAGCAGCAGCAATTTTCTCTCTGAGTAGTGTTCTGTATGTTTCAAAGTCTATATCACTGGCATCTTCTACACCAAGATATGTGCGCAAAATACCCTCATTAATTTCTTTATCCAAATTAGATGGGGTGGTTGTTGCCATTACTTACTCTTTGCCCTTTCCTCTTCTTCTTTAAGATGTTGCTCAAGTAAAATGGTATAAACTTCCCTCTCCCAAGGGATCATATTTTCAATCTCAGTCAATGAGTATTTATGGTACTGCATCAAGGCAAAATTCAGTTTATAGTATGACATCATATCCATATGTGCCATGCCTATGCGAAAAAACTTGAGAGTCCCTCCAATGTGACTTTATTCTTTTTCTTGGTCTTTGGATTCTTTACATCAATGGTATGAGAAAGTTTTGGCATTGTGCTAAAGAACTTCTCAATCTCTTTGAACTGAGTAGAATTCAATTGTTCAAGAAATTCTCTTACCTCCTGAGGACTTACATCACCAGTGGACCACACTTCTTCTGCACTATAGATCTTATCAATACAGGTTCCAATAAGGTCAAATGATTGATCCAAGTCAGGACTTTCAAATTCAAAGTTGTTTCTAATGAACTGATCAAGAGAAGGATACCTCATATCCATTTGATATTGATCGTCAAGTTTTACAGTCTTGGTGTGATTTTCATTTGTGACAACTTTAATATCATCCAGATTGATTGATACCTTTACCTCAGTCTCACCATCATCTGGACAGATGATATTTACATCTACTACTTCTCCTACAGATTTACCTCTGATATTTAAGAAGAGATATTCAATATCAAATGTTGGCAACTGATCAACCTTGACATCCTTTGTCAAAATACAATCAGTAATGACTGCTTTAATTGCTGATGTAATTTGCTGTGAGTCTTCTGACTCAAGAGCAATTACAAGTAGTTTTTCTTCCTTTACAAGGAAGGGTCTATAATTAATTGTTTTTCCTGATGAAGGCAAATCCAACTCAAATGTTGGTGTTACAATTTTTGGTAAAGGCATAATATCCTATAAAAAAATCAGTGTGAATATTTAGGCAATGTTTGATAGTTAATTAAGACTATCTCTAACTCCACTAAAAGTATAAGGTTCAGTTACATATCTGACAAATGAAAAGTTCACTGTCAGTCTAAGAAGATCAGTTGGTCCATAACTAATTTCCATAGCATCCATTGAGATTGGAAATCCCTCAATCATAGTGTACTTTATGCTTTGACGCTCTGAGACATTCTTTTCAAATTTAAACAACTCAATTACATTTTTTTGTCTATAACCACCATCACCATCAGGATAGTTCATTCTAAATCCATTCCTGAAGTTCTTATAGTCATTATTGTCACCTCTTTCACTAATTTCTTTACCAGAAATATAGTCCATCCATCCTTCAAAGAAATGTAGAGTTTTATATTCAGGATCAACAATCATTGACACTGCCATTTGTTCATCATACATTCTTCTGTATGCCATCTTCTCACTGACACCCATGAAGTCAGACTTCACATCATGTGTGGCAAATGAAGAACCAGGTAGTTTGGCATCAATACATGAAAGATTAATTCTTTCTTTTAAATTTGTCCCCTTGATTCCAACTTTTTTCTTTTGTTCAATATAACTTATTACAGGTCCAGGCAAATTAATAGACAGATGGTAATTTGAAGTTGTTGCTGAATGCATCAACTTTGTAATTAACTCCTCTGTTCTAAATTTTCTTATTCTTGCGCCAGAATCAGTGGCCATCTATAAATAAACTTAATTACTATTACTATGTAGACAGGAAGTGGGAAAAAGTATAAAGACAAAATATAAACCCACCAACCCCAACAAGTATATGGGGAACCCTGACAATATAGTTTGTAGAAGTTCTTGGGAGAGAAGATTTTGTAAAGAGTGTGATACTAATCCTAGTATCAAAAAGTGGGCAAGTGAAGAGTTTTCAATCCCATATGTATCACCTACTGATGGCAAGGTCCATAGATACTATCCAGACTTCTTGATTGAAAAGACAGATGGAAAGAGATATATTATAGAAATCAAACCTGACCATCAAACAAGACCACCTGAAAAGAAAAGTAGAGTCACAAAATCATACTTGTATGAATGTGCAACTTTTGAGATAAATAAAGCCAAGTGGAAAGCAGCATCTGAGTTTGCCAAAGATAATGGTATTGAGTTTCAGATAATGACGGAGAATCAAATCTTCCCAGAAAAACATTATACTAGGAAGAATTATGGATCAAGAGGAGTATCTAGAAAGCGCAGAAAATAGATTAGAATATATTGTAGATGATATCATCAACAAGTCAACTGCTGATGATAGAATGATATCTCTTCTTGAGGTGCTGACAGAGACAGAAGTTGTTCCTGATGTTGGTAGATACTACACCTTTGTGTATCAACCAAAGACACCAAGAATTAAGTATGATCAAAACCCACTGATTGCTTGTGTATCAGTAGATAGATGGGGATTTAGGGGATTGAATTATCATTGGGGTAAGTTTAGAAACTATACATGGAATGAAATTATTGGTAACTTGCATGTAGTTTATCCTCTTGAATTAAGAGATGCAAGATCTATTCCAACTCAACATTTCCTAATAAATACTTAAATGCAAGGATGATCAATGCCATCTACTAATAACAACACTAATTGGAAGAAGAAGAGTGGTACTCTGTATGAGCAGGAACTGCGCTTAGATAAGTATGATGATCCTGATAATTCAATTGATAAAAGAAAAGGCACTGTAATTGTAAGAACAGATATAAAAACTGGCGAAGTTCAATATTTTGAGAAAACAACCACTGGAGTTGGTCAAGGTAGAACAACAACAGAGACCTTGATGCGCACAGTTAAATCTGATGGGTCAGAAACGCATAACTCACCAACACTGAATGCAAAATATTTTGGTGCTGGCAATCCAGATGGTGCTCAAGGTCAAGAGGAAAGAATAACTAAGCAAACAAGATTTGATGTTTTATCTCTTGTAAAACAAGTGCTTCCTGATAATGAATATCAAGCACTACGTCAAACTGAGGAGTACAAATCAACTGCTAACAATCCAAACACTGACCCAGACAGGGTAACTGTCTCAGCAAGTGGTAATTTTAATGTTGCAAATGTAAAGGGTAGATCAATACCTGAGGGCAAAACAAATGAACCTTATAGATATCCATTGAAAGTCCCTGACTTAGGTTATGACTTCATAAGAATTACTGCATATACATATACTGTTGGAGGAAGGCAAGCACTAACACTTAAGAACAGAGACAGTGCAAAGCAAAGATTAATTAAAGAATCTAAAAAGGGGGAGACTGTGATTCTCCCTATGCAACCTAATTTCTCTGAATCAAATGCTGTTACTTGGGGTGGTGATAATATAAATCCACTTCAAATGATTGCTGGTAGAGCTGCTGTGGGAGGGATAGAAACATTAGGAAATTTTGGCAATCTTGAAAAGATGGGTGAAGCAGCACAAAGTGCCATTAAGGAAATAGGAAATGACTTGAGTGCCATGTTGTCTGATCCAGCAAGTGGACCAGCATTAACTGCTTACTTTGCTGGTCAAGCAGTTGGTGCAAACATCCTTGGTAGAACTACAGGTGTGACACTCAATCCTAATCTTGAACTTCTCTTCAAAGGTCCTAATCTGCGTACCTTTAATTTTAATTTTAGATTCACTCCAAGGTCAGCAAAAGAATCACAAGAAATAAAAGAAATAATTAGAGTGTTCAAAAAGAACATGGCAGTTCAAAGATCTACCTCTAATCTATTCTTGCTAACTCCTAGAGTATTCACTGTTGAATACATATATAACGCTAAAGGTGAAAATGCTGGTGGTCTACATCCATATTTGAATGTATTCAAACCAATGGCAATGACCAATCTTAATGTGAACTATACACCAGATGGAACTTACATGACATACAATCAGGGTGGTTCACTTACAGCATATGATTTACAGATGAGTTTTGGAGAACTTGAACCAATCTATGCTGATGAGTTTGATGATTCAAATGATGATAGTATTGGATCATTCAGCGAACACAAAAACATGGGTTACTAAAAATGTCAAACTACTTTTCTTACCTGCCCAATTTTGAGTATGTTAATAGGATCCCTAGTGAGCAAAATATATCCTCATATACAGAAGTAAAAAATCTCTTTAAGAGAGTAAGACTTAATGATAAGTTATTCCAGGACTTAACAAACTTCACCAAGTATCAAATAGTTGGTGATGAAAGACCTGATAATGTTGCCAATAAAATCTACAACAATCCAAATTATGATTGGATAGTTCTGTTGTCAAATAATATCATTAACATTCAGGATGAATGGCCAATGACTATCAGAACTTTTGAACTCTATATGAATAAGAAATATGGTGTCACCAATTATGATAACATTCATCACTATGAATCAATTGAAGTAAAAGATTCAAGTAACAATTATACTGTATTAAAAAAGGGACTTGAAGTCCCTTCTGATTATTCTATTACTTTCTATGATGGTGCTCTGGGAAATATGAGCACTGTTACAAATACAAATGTGGGTGTCACCAACTATGAGTATGAATCAAGAATTCAGGATGATAAGAGAAGTATATTCTTGTTAAGATCTGATCTTATTCAAACTGTTATAAGAGACATCAAGAAGTTGATGACATATAAAGATGGTAGCACCCAATTTGTAAATAGATCATTGGTTAAGGCTAATAATATTAACCTATTTTAATAAACTATAATAGGTTGCAATTACAAGGAGAGTAAGACACCCTCTCTCATAAGTCCACTTCATGAATCAGCAAGTTTTGCGAAGTAAGACATAGCGTCATCATCATCGTCAGAAGCAGTGGGTGCTGGGTCAGGAGTTTTTGATGCTTGGTAAGAATCTTCAAGCTTTCTGAGCACTTGCTCTTCTGTGACAGACTTCTGTTCTGCTGCTGCGTAGTTATCATATTCAGTTTCCTCTGCTTGTGGTGCTGGACGTGTTGACTTCTTTCCAAGAACATAATCAAGACGCTTCTTCAGTTCATCATAGGATTTGAACTGATCAGCAGCAGTGAAAGCAGCAAGAGAATATTGCTTCTTCCAGATTGCTTCAAGGGCATCATCATCATCCAGGAGAGGACCCTGACGATCAAACTCAGAGGAGTCATAGTTCCAGTAACCAGCAACCTTCTTCAACTTCAGTTTGAAGTTAGCACCTTGCCAGAAGTCAAAAGGATTGATAGGAGTCTCATCCTCAAACTCAGGTTGCATAGCAGCCATGATCTTATCAAAGATCTTCTTACCAAACTTATAGAGGAACACACCTCCTTCATTCTGTGGGTTGGCAGGATCCTTGACAACATAGATGTTGGTATAGAAGGACAGTTTGCGCTTTTGCTTACGCACAGTGTCCTTATCAGATTCATTTCCACTGTTCCAAAGTTCCCTGTTGAGTTCTCCTACAGGATCTTTTCCTCCCACAGTGGTCAGGGAGTTTTCAATGTACCATCCACCAGGTCCTTGGAAGGCATGAGAGAAGAGTTTTACCCAAGGAAGATCTTCTCCTTCAGGAGCAGGGAGGAAGCGAATAACTGCATACCCATTACCTGACTTGTCCATTTCTGGTTTCCAAAGGCGTTCATCTGCACCTCCACCAGTATTGTTCATCTTCTCTACTTCTTTCACCAACTTATTAGTGAGTGAACCAAGGGAAGATTGCTTTTTAAGGTCTTTAAAAGACATTGTATTCTCCGTATTAGATGTATTTGGTCTGTGTCCTTTAGCTTGGTAGAGGATCAGGCAGCCTCAATATAAGGTATTTAGGTGAGAAAGTCAACCCTCTCTCTGGATTGTTTTCTTCATGTTTGCAATCATGGCATTCATATTAGAGAACACCG